TTTGGTTTAGGTTTTTTTTTACCTGTTTGTTGAGATAATAAACTTACCTTCTTATTATACTGTTGTACAAAATTTTTGCTTATCATTTTTTATTTGTTTTAATTATATCTGTTGCTTTTATTCCATAAATTGCAGCTACTACTGATACCCAAAGTCCAGTTATCCACCAAGGCATACTGTCTAATTTATCAAAATATAAATCTAGTTTAGCTTCCATTTTTTCATCTTCTGCAAATACAGAATATGCTAGAAGAAACAGAGGGGATGACAATACAAGTAAAACGAACTCATCTTTCCAATCTCCTTTTTGATTTTCAAATACCTTACCCTTGTATTCAATCTCACCTTTTCGCATCTTCTCTGATTGAAGAAGTCTTGCTTCAGACATATTTGTCTTAAATTTTTGTTTGTCTGAGTACAGCTTTGCACCTGTCTTTAGACCCATACTTATTAAATTAAACCACATTATTTTACTACCTTACCATCTTTCCATTCCATGTCTGGTAATCCATTATCAAATTTTTTACCATCATAAGTCAATACTTGTTTTCTATTATTACCTTTTTCATTATAACTTATATGTACCCAACCACCAGCAGGATCTTCAGAATTATAAAATTCTAATATAAGTTGGTCAAAATCTACATTGTTTTGTAGCCAATAAGCTACTTTAATATTAGGTACACCAGCAATTTCAAAATCTACTGCTTGACCTTTTGCGTGTTGAGATGTTTTTTTTGAACCTATTGCTTCACATAATTCTTCTGAACGATACCCAGATGTTATAGTTATAGGTTTATCAAACTTAGCTCTAACTGGCTCAAGAACTTCATAACAAAGATTCTCTAAGTTTTTTATATCTCCTGCTCCTGCATCATTCTTGATACCCTTACGAGTAGCTGTCATTGACTTAGTAAATTCTTCTAATTTAAAATGTTTAGATAGTTGCATAAATGATTTTTACTTTTAATTTTTTTTGCTCTGGAGTTGCTGATCTGTGTATAAGGCTGCCAATTCTTTTTCTTTCATAACCATCTTTACCTGTATAATCTTTTTTTCTATAATTTTTAGACTTAACATCATACCCTTGATACTCTCCAGTTGTAAGGTTTAATGTTACTATATCTACTGGTCCATTACCACCTAAAGGTGTAAATACTATCATATTAGGATTATCAGCAAGACGCAACTGTACTTTTAATTCTGATATTAATCCAGCTATATTTGTTTTACGATTAGCCATTCCACTTAAAGTAACCTGCTAATATTCCAACAAAGCCACCAAGAATAAGTAATAAATTTACTGCTCCTTTGCCTTTGTTCATATCAGCTCTAAGTTCTTTAATTTCTTTTTTAACTTCATCCATTGATTTGAAAAGAGTTTTCATACGTTCTGCACACACTTTTTCATGGGAGGTTAATCTAATTCCATTGTGATCAGTTATGTTGGAGTTAGATTTTCTAGTCATTATATTTTGTTTATTAAAATGAATTTCATAATATTAATCTATAGTTAAGCAAGTGAATATGTGGTGTGTGGAAATAATACCCACTTGCAAAAATTTTATATCATTTTTTAAACCATGATGGAAGACCTAAATGTGGACGCTTGTCAAACATATTGTCTTTAGAGCCTTGTGTTTTTTTATTATTATAATGAAGAAATACTTGTACACAATTCTTACCTTTAAATTTATTACGCCAATGCTCTACTTCGCAGCCAGAATAAGCTAACATATCTCCTGGTTTTAAGTTAACCGATATTCCTTTTAATCCTTCTTTTCCAGAGGGTTCTAAATAAAGTGTCCAATCATCACCCCCTAAATTCATAGTAGTAGATATTTCACAACTAAATCTATCCTTATGTCTTTTAAGAATATCACCTTTTTTATATATTCTTGCATAAGTATAAGCTGGATATAGTTTTAATCCTGTAGCTTTCTCCATAATCGGTTGACATTTTAACATTAAAGTTTCCATAGCAATATCAGAATAGTTTGAATAGGTATGTGGTATTTGACTATTCTCACCTTCATACTCCCCTAACAAAACTTCATAAGGTGAAATAAATCTAGCTTTACTACAAGTATCAAAAACTTGTCTTTTCATCATAAAATAATTATAAAGAAACAAAGCTAAATCTTTATTTATAGCATTCCTAACAATTGTGTATTTATCTTTTTTAAACATCTTTAGCCATCTCCTTTGGTATTGCTTGAATATTCCAATGTATAAATCTAAAAGGTTCCTTACCATGATCTACTGAAAACTCATGTTCTAAAAAACCTGGAAATATAATTAAGGTTCCAGGTGTAGGTTTAAAATGGACCAATTCAGTTCCATTCATTACACCTTTTATTTCTGGTTTCATTTTTAATTTTGTAGCTCTAGCTCCAGTTCTTGGTTCATGGAAAATAGGCATAGATGTTTTATCACTACATTTTAAGAAATAAAATCCAGATACATGTTGATTCCAATGGATGTGAGCTGCATGATGACCGCCGCCATTCTTACTAAATTCTTGTACCCATAATTCACTAAACATAGTTGTATATTGTTTCATATCATAACCATGATGATCTAAAAATTCCCATGACTTTTCACCAATGTAATTTCTAAAATCTAAAAAATCATTATCTTGTGTTAAAGGTGTTGAGTGATGAGAAATTCCAAAATCTTTGTTAGCTTTTATTATTTTTTTATCTATAGTTCTAGCGTCTTTAATATATTTATTAGTAGCTTTAGTTAAAGACTTTAAAAATTCTGGTTTTTGTTCTGACCAAACCGGTGTACTGAAATAATTATTAATAAACATATTATTTAAATGGGTATCCTAAATTCCAAAGAACTAATGAATACCTTGTTCCTTTCATTACGGGTTTAACTCTATGCCAAAGAAATGAAGGAAATACAATAATAGATCCTTTAGGTAAAATCTCTTTTGCTTGTTTTAAATGTTTAGTTTCTTCTCTCATGTGGGGATCATAATTTCTAAAATCAAATTCTAATTCTCCGCCTGTATATTCTGACCCATCAGTTAACTGACAAGTAACAGATAATTTTCTAATCTTACCATTGTCTGGTCCTTCTTTTTTATAAGCTTTATCCCAACTGTCACAGTGCCAATCATAATATTGTCCGTGTTTATATTTTGTAAATTGACAAGATTCAGACCTATCCCATTCAAAATTCCAGCCTGCAGATTTATTAGCAGTATGAATATAAGGATGTATTTCTTTATAAATCCAAGTATCATTAAACCAAGTAATGTCTGAATTTCTTTTTCTTTTCATATCTTTAATTTGGTCTTTAGTTAATTCTTTATCTCCATAACCCCCTGTTCTAGCTAGACTTTCTTTATTATTTAATCCATGTTTAATAACATCATCACAAAATTTAGGAGTTAGTGCAGATTTAAAATACCAATAATAATTAGATAAATTCATAAGTAATAGTTTGAATAAAATTTAAAGAATCTTTCTGATTATTTGTGATGTAATACATATTGGTAGAGGGAAACATAATGAACATATTATTTTTTAACTCTATATCCCAACTTCTACCTTTTCTTCTATTGTCATCATAATGAATTCTAACACTACAACCATCAACTTTAACACCATATAGTAAAGTATAATCAGGTGAGTTTCGAAGATCTACTGGATCTATATTCAATAAAGGAAGACTTGCTTGTTGAGGTTTATAAATATCACCCCATGTTTTTTTATTAACTAAAGTAAAACCATATTCTACATTTATATGTTCTCTCATATAAGTTGTTAACATGTCCCAAGTTTTTGAGAATGGAAATTCTTTATTGTTAAAAGTAGATTGTAAAATATCTTTGGTTAATTTGGTTTGATCTATTTCAAAACCTTTAGGCATGGAAACGTCACCAAAGTACAATGATTGTTCCGTTAATACTTTTTTTTTCATACCCAATCCTTTTATAAAGAAAGGTATTATAATGTCAATATTATTAAAATAAATTGATCTAAATCAATTAGACTACAGGAATAGTAACTAAATCCCAAGATTGACCAGATTCATTCCAATCATAATTATAAGTATTAGATGTATCTGATATTTGTTCTGTTGTTAAAGTAGGTGCGTCACCAACAGGTGATTTCCAAGAAGCAGATTCTAAATGTTTTACCCAAGAAGCATAAGGTTTTTTAGACCAGAAGATTTGATTATCTTCGTCCCAAGTATAACCAATTCCTGCATAATTTCCTCTAAATTCAGTTCCACCAGAATTGTGAGTATTACCTGATGTATTATATGAAGTCTGAATCCACATCTGTGCTGTCCAGTTATTATGTTGTTCTAAATATTGTTGTCCAACTGTTTCATCTTCTACTCCATCAGCATTTAACATATCTTTGTTATCAAGTGTTAATACTTGAAGAACTTTTCCATTTAATCCTATTTTTGCAAAATGTGCCATAATTTTTTCCTATTGAAACTTATATCTTATTATAACGATTCCTGAACCACCTGCCACAACATTGGTACCAGGTCCTGATCCACCACCTCCACCACCAGTATTTGTTGTTCCTGCGGTTCCAGCACCAGAAGTTGCTCCAGCACCTCCACCACCAGTTGCAGTTCCTGCAGTTAATGCATTACTACCTCCACCGCCACCACCGGCTCTTTGTGTAGGTGTTCCATTAATACTTGAAGTTGCTCCAGTACCACCGGGACCTCCAATGTACCGTGCCGGACCAGCATTTGTTCCAGCAACAGTTGCACCTCCACCGCCACCTCCAGCACACTGTACAGGAACACTTGGTCCTGAATCTCCTCCTGAAGTTCCTTGAGGAGGACTAACTGGAGGTGTATTTCCTGCTCCACCACATCTTGGATTAACTGGTCCTGAACACGCACCTCCACCTCCACCTGATCCACCTGCTAAACCATCTGTAATAGGGGAAGCATCCGTATTTCCATCTCCACCACCTCCACCTCCAGCGGATGTTATTGTACTAAAAATTGAATCACTACCATTGTAACCAGGTCTATGTGGGGATCCACCAGAACCTGCTCCAGCCGCACCAACAGATATTGGATAACCTTGTACTGTAACTGGTAAAGCTACTGCGGGAGCTGCTCCTAAAGGAGAAACTGTATAACTTCCTGATGCTGTTCCCGGTGATTCTCTATAGCCACCACCACCTCCACCACCTGATCTTTGCCAGCCACCACCACCACCTCCGGCTATTACCATATAATCTATTAAATTTGAACCATCTACATTTCCTGCATCAGATACACACAAAGTACCTGGACCTGTAAACGTATGAATTCTATAATCTCCTGAACAAGTTATTGTTCCACCTGTTGCTGTAATATAAGCAGGGGTTTGTGGAACTTGTGAAAAATCATCACTGTGAACTGATCTCCAACCAACTGTTGCATCAATATATACTAAAGTTAAACCTTGACCTTCTGTTGATAGTGTAAGAGCAATTCCTGCATCTCCACCATTAATTTTTTCAGATCCATTTGGATCAATTGTTAAATTGTTTGTGTCAAATGTATTATTATAATCTTGTACTGAAACTATCGCACCTGCAACACCTGCTGGTAAATTCATCGTAAATATTCCACCTGTTGTGTTAGCAAAATAACCTTCACCATTGACTGCTGAAAAAGTTGCCGTCTTTGGAGTTGTATCCCAATCCACAGTTCCTGTTCTACCACTTGAAGCATCACCCCAAGCTATATCTGTTCCGTCAGAAGTTAATACTTGGTTAACTGTTCCTTTAGTTAAAACTGTTGTAGCTGCACTAGCATTACCATAAAGAATACTTCCTCTACTTAATGCGTCTAATTTATTTAATTCTGTTGCAGTAGAAGTTACTACTACATCTTCATTTATTTTAGGTGAAGTTAAAGTTTTGTTTGTAAGCGTTTCTACTCCAGCTAAAGTTGCAAAACCACTTGTACTTACAGCTACGTTTTCCCATGCACTACCACTATAAATACGCATAATATTTGAAGTAGTATTATAATAAAGCATACCAGCAGCTAAAGCATCACCATCATTATCTGTAGTTGGATCAGAAGATTTAGAACCTAAATAAACATCATCAAAAGCATCAGCAGATGCTGCGGCTTCATTTGCAGAAGTAGCTGCGTTAGTTTCAGATGTACTAGCATTGGAAGCAGAAGTAGATGCATTAGAAGCGGAAGTTCCAGCATTAGTTTCAGAAGTTCCAGCATTTGTTTCACTTGTACTTGCGTTACTTGCTGATGTACTTGCATTTGATGCTTGTGTAGTAGCTGTACTTGCAGATGTTGATGCATTACTTGCTGATGTTGCAGCATTTGTTTCTGATGTAGCTGCGTTAGTTTCTGATGTTGCAGCGTTTGTTTCGGATGTACCAGCATTTGTTTCAGAAGTTGCTGCATTAGTTTCTGCTGTTTCAGCATTAGTCTCTGCTGTCTCTGCATTAGTCTCTGCTGTTTCAGCATTTGTTTCAGCTAGTTCGGCAGCTGTTTGTGCGGTTTCTGCAGCAGTTTGTGCAGTTTCTGCATCAGTTGCTGATGCTGCGGCAGCTGTAGCAGACGTTGCAGCACTATAAGCATCTACTAATAATGCAAAATGATCTGTATCTGTTAAAGTATCTCCAATAGCACTATCTGCTACACAAATATAAACATTATTTAATTGACCAGCAGTTGTTGATTTAATTATATCTCTTTGTACAAAAGCAGCTGTAGTTGTAGTAGCAGAAGTTCCTTGATAAGTTCCAAGTTCTTGTGTTACTGAAATTTCTCCAGAACTATCAAAGGCTAAAATTTTATTTGCTCTATCTGTTGCACCTACAGTAAATTCTGTAGAAGTCATTG